TGTACAATCTATATGAGTTCATGCAAACTGGTAATTCGAGACGAAGTAAACGTCAAATTTGAAAATCTTTCTCTAGAACATAGAAAGAGTCTCAGCAATAAATTTAAATTTGAAATACCGTATGCTCGACATCTACCTGCAGTTAAGCTAGGCAGATGGGATGGCAAAGTCAGTTTCTTTGGATTGGGTGGCAATACCTATCTAGCTCTAGTGGGAGAAATATTACCTATACTGGAAAATGCAGGAGTGTATGTGGAATTAGAAGATCAACGAACACCACGCAATTTTGAATTTAAATTAATAGATGAAAATTATCTATCTGACATTAACTGGCCTAAGAATCATCCCTGTGCTGGACAAGCTATAACACTGAGAGATTATCAAGTGGAAACTATAAACAAGTTTCTAGAAAATCCTCAATGTATTCAAGAGATTGCTACAGGAGCAGGCAAAACAATTGTCACTGCGGCTCTATGTAGATTGGTTGAAAATTATGGACGTACTTTAACTATTGTACCAAATAAAAGTCTTGTTACACAGACAGAAGAAGATTTTCTAGCTTGTAATCTAGACGTAGGAGTATACTATGGAGACCGAAAAGAATTAGGCAGACATAATACAATTGCCACTTGGCAATCATTAAACGTGTTGGAAAAGAAAAGTAGAGATGATGAAACCACAGCATTCCTTGAAGCTATAGAAAATATTAATACTATTATAGTGGATGAAGTACACATGGCCAAGGCTGATGTGTTAAAAAGAATGCTCACTGGTCCATTTGCTAAATGCGGCATACGTTGGGGACTTACTGGCACAGTACCGAAAGCAGATTATGAATTTTATGGATTAAAATGCAGCATAGGAGAAGTAGCGAATAAAATAGCAGCCAAAGAATTACAAGACAAAGGTGTGTTGGCACAATGTAATGTGAATGTTCTACAAACGCAGGACCATCCAGAATTTAAAAATTATCAAGAAGAATTAAAATGGTTAACCACAGACGAAACTCGAATGTCGTGGATTGCAAAAACCATTGAGGATATTGCGACTACAGGTAATACAATGATTCTAGTGGATAGAATATCTGCTGGAGAATTGTTAGAAAAGAAAATACCAGACAGTGTGTTTATATCTGGTTCTACAAAGAATACTGAAAGAAAAGAACACTATGACGAAGTTTCTATAGCACAACACAAAGTTATTATTGCTACCTATGGTGTAGCATCTGTGGGAATAAACATACCTAGAATCTTTAATCTTGTATTAATAGAGCCCGGCAAGAGCTTTGTGCGTGTAATACAGAGCATTGGTAGAGGTATAAGGAAAGCAGAAGACAAAGATCACGTTAACATATGGGATATAACTTCTAGTTGTAAATTTGCAAAAAGACATCTTGGGCAAAGAAAAAAGTTTTACAAAGAGGCCAATTACCCGTATAATATACAAAAGATAGATTATGAAAATCCTTACATTAGAAAATAAAACATACATACTAGAAAAAATACCAGAATATGTGGATGACAAATTAAGATTCGCCGTGCTGGATAACTCTAACCCAGCTGATCCTGATTATTTTTTTATACCACTAATATTTTTAGAATCTTTCAATGCCCCAGCAGCAGTATTACAAATAGGAAAACATAAAATAAAAATGCCGCTAGATTGGAAGATGATTATAGGAGATCCGGAACAAGGAGAACTACATGTACTGCCAATAACTAGTTTGAACGATCGAGGTTTTTCTGCATTTATATATAATCCGATAACTGGGTCAAGACCCGAATTTGCAGAAATAGATATTGTAGACATTTATCAAGAAGTCAAATGGTACTTTCCTAAAATTAAATCAGGACAAATACTTGCAGTACCTTTAACAGATGGGGATAATCCACCTTGTGCTTATTTTGTTAAAGACATATCTAGACAATCAGAATTTATGGATTACGGCTCGGTATGGTAAAAATAAAAGACAACGTGGTTCGTATGGAAGCTCCTGTTATCTTAGTTCCAGACGAAAAAGATCGAGAGATACCTGTGTTAATGAATCGACATTACATTACATGGATTATGGCTCATGCTAAGAAAAAGAGATTAAGCATACAGGGCTATCAGTTGAAAGGTAAGAACATAGAAATAACTTTTAAAAACCCTAAGCATGCATCGGTGTTTGCACTAACATGGAGAGAAGATGAGTGAAGAAAAGAAAAAAAAGTTTTTTGAATTAAGGAATGGTATGAAAGCCATAGACTTTCGTAACAAAGATTATTACGATAGAATAGACGATCATGAAAGGTCTTTATATAGTCCTTATATGATTATGAGATATGCTTCTGCTGTATCAGGAGATAGATTCTATCAAGAGCATTACGTTGAAATGATTAATGAGTGTGTTAATAAAAATCTTTTTGAATTAAGCGGAAAACACAAAAAATTATGTTGGCTATTAACTGCTATGTGTGGGGGATTAAAACAACAATTTCATCCATGGGTTAAACCAATGAAAAAAACAGTGAATAAATCTTTACAAAAGTTAATGGAAATTTTTCCTAATACAAAACAATCAGATCTAGAAACACTGGATAAACTTATAACCGACGGCGAACTAGAACAACTGCTAGAGGATCATGGAAAACAATCTTAATACTTGTACATTCTGCAGCAAAAGTTTTACAAAAGAGAGAACTCTACAAGTTCACGTGTGTGAACCTAAGCGTCGACATCTACAAAAAAATGAAAAATGGGTGCAGAATGCTTTTTTAGTATTTCAAAGATTCTATCAAATACATCAGAATAACGGAAAACCAAAAACCTACGAAGACTTTTGTAAGAGTGCTTATTATAATGCTTTTGTAAAGTTTGGTAGATACATTATGCATGTGGGTCCGTTGTATCCAGAAAAATATATCGATTACATAATCAAATCAAGAATAAAATTAGATCACTGGGCAAGAGACGATTTGTACGAAGCATATCTTATAGACATGTTAAAAGCAGAACCGGTAGAAGCAGCACTCACGAGATCTATACAAACCATGATGGATTGGGCAGAAGAACAAAATGTACAATGGGCGGATTATTTTCGCTTAGTTAATACTCCTCGAGCTGTGCAACACATACAAACCGGAAAAGTATCTCCATGGTTGGTGCTTGGTTGTGGTGCTGGTAAAAAGATGTTAAACTCTTTTACGGACGAACAATTACAAATGGTACAGCGATTTATTAATCCAGAGTTTTGGTCAAACAAATTTAAATCATCGCCAGCAGATGCAATATTTGTACAGGAGACAGCCAAGGAGGCCAAAATTGAGTAATAAAGTTAAAATAGAAGAAGGTATAGACGTGTCTGATGGAGATTGTATTATAGTGATTAAAGAAAATGGATCTATTGGAGAAGTGATTCTGCCAGAAGTTAACAATCCAGCACAAGAGAGCAAGGGTTATAAATTGACTTTGAATGTATTAGAATTTATTGACAAAGAAAAAGGTGCATTGATAAGATCGGAAACTAATAGAAAGAAATATAACTGATGCCTGATGTAGATATAGATTTTGCAAATAGAGACCACGCACTGAAGTTGTTTAAACATGTGCCAGCTTCTATTATTAAAGATGAAGAAATAGAAAAACACAAAACAGGAGTATACTTTCAAGAAGTGCCTGTAGATCCGATGTTAAATTCCTGTAGTTTTGATTACAAAAGAGCAGAAGAACGAGGATACTTTAAAATAGATTTATTAAATGTAAATCTCTACGAAGCTATAAGGACAGAACAACAATTAGTAGAGTTAATGTTAGAAGAACCAGACTGGAATATGTTAAAAGATAAAAACATTGTGGATCAACTGTTTCATATCAATGGTCATTTTGATATAGTATCTAAACTGGAACCTAAAAACATTGAGCAGTTGGCAGCTGTATTAGCGATCATACGACCGGCCAAACGTCACCTCATGCACAAGTATTGGCTGGAAATATTAAAAGAGGTTTGGTTGAAACCGAAAGACGACAGTTATTTTTTTAAAAAATCACATGCTGTTGCATACGCCCAAGCTATTGTGGTACAGATGAATTTAATAAAGAGAAATAAAAATTAAACAGGTCGACGCATTAACTGTATAGTTCTGCGTTTGATTCTTTTTTTGGATATATCTTCCAATCTCACAACAGGTCCATGTACTATTTTTATATCTTTACTAGATAGTGTTACTAGTGTTGGCTTAAAATAAGTAAAGTCTTTCTTAAGGAATATATTAATTGGTATTTTTCTATTAGATTCCCACCACCAAGTTTCTCCTAATTTTAAGAATTTCATTTTATCTGCTGGTAACATGATTCTTCCATAATCATAGAAGCTGGTTACTTGGGTGTCTTGATTTTGTACAATTCCTATAAATTCTAAATCCCCTTTGCGTATTAAGGATAAGAACGGAAACTTGGTCTTTAGAGTTTCAAAAATTTCATTCATAGTATATTCAATAAATACAGTGAGCAATGAACTATGCAAACTGTATCAAGGTATTTACTAAACAATGTGGTAATAGTATACACATCTGGTTATCATGGAAGGAATTCTACTGTGTACGATAGACGCATAAAACTGTATAAAGGAGTGTCAAATCCGCTTACTTTTACGTTTAAGAATGAAGATCAAAAAGCACAGGATATAACAGCTAAAACTTACGAATTTGTGTTGATAGATTCAGAAACTAAACAATCTGTTTTAACTAGAAACTTAACTATTTTAGATGACGGTTCTTCAACCTCTAGTAAAGGTACTGCTAGTATAACTGTAACAGAGGGTGATCTTTTAATATTAGATGCAAAGTTTTACAATTATGCTATTAGAGAAGTTGCAACAGATAACTCTCGAACAGTGACATTTGCCGACACTGCCTACAATGCTGCAGGTACTGTGGAAGTATTAGATGGTGCTTATCCTGATATGATCAACAGTGAAGAGATTGCTAGTTTTACTAGTACAACGGGGCCTTTATCTAGAACAAGTTCAGCAATAGATGCTAATCCAGGAATTAATAATAATGTGGCTCTACACACAATTGCAGTATACACAAAATCTTTTTCAGGATCTTTAAGAATTCAAGGTACTATGTCAGTACTACCTACCGATTCTGATTATTTCAATATCACAGCAATCGATCAGTCTTCGCCAATCACTTTTAACAACGCTTCAGGGGTTACCTATTATAATTTTATAGGTGTTTATCAGAATGTAAGATTTAGTTGGGCGAATAATTCTGGTAATACCGGACAAATTGACAAAATCCTTTATAGACATTAAACTATAAGAATGAATCTGATTCAGTCTACAATCCTGACATCGTTGCCGGCCGGGCGTAAGAAAACTCCGTCAGGCTGGATGAGTTTTAATGCCCCGTGTTGTGTATACAATGGGGAATCTCCAGATAAAAGAAAACGTGGAGGAGTAATGACTTCTGCAGATGGCACACTAAGCTATCACTGTTTCAATTGTGGTTACACAGCATCTTACGTGATTGGTAGAAAATTATCAACCAAAATGAAAACACTCATGGGTTGGTTGGGTGTTGCTGAAGATACTATTAAGAAATTAGCTATAGAGGCCATGCGCCATGAAGAAGCCGATGTTAAGTATGAAAAAAAGAAATTCGTCTCATTCCAAAAAAAAGAACTACCAAAGAACAGTTTTAAATTAGAACACTGGTTAGAAAAATATGTTGCAGAAGATCTCACAACTGCACAGTATGAAAAAATAGATCAGTTATTGAATTATTTAAAAGGTAGAGGTATAGCACCCGAGTGGTATGATTTCTTTTACTCTCCGGACCAAGCTGCTGATTTTCATCGTAGAGTGATTGTGCCGTTTTATTGGCATGGTGAAGTGGTAGGATACACAGGAAGATTATTTGATACTCGCAACAAAGAAATAAAATATTATACAGAGACACAGCCGGGTTATGTATTCAATCTAGATGCTCAAGACTGGCAAAGAAAGTTTGTGTTGGTCGTGGAAGGACCGTTTGATGCTATAACATTGGGTGGCGTGGCAATTCTAGGATCAGAGATTAACGATACACAAAGAGAACTGATACAAGGATTAAACAGACAGGTAATTGTAGTACCGGATAGAGATCAACCAGGACAAAAACTTATAGATCAAGCAAAAGAGTTTGGTTGGAGTGTGGCGTTCCCAGAATGGCATGAAAATATTACCGATGTTGCTGATGCTGTATCTAAATATGGTAGGTTGTTTACTTTACAATCAATATTAAAATCTACAGAATCCACAGCATTAAAAATAGATTTAAAGAGAAAGAAACATGGACAATAGAAACTATTATTGCTCAATGAAATTTAAATTCCTAAAGATAGATTTAGGATCTAAAACAACATATAATTGTCATGCAGCCGCTCCACATTCAATTGATTTTGATTGGCTTAAAGAAAATCCAGGAAACCTTTTTAATACCAAAGTAAATGTGTTTGAACGAGAACAAATGTTAAAGAATGAGCGCAATGCCAGTTGTGAGCAAAACTGTTGGTCAGCAGAAGACCATGGTGCACAAAGTCCAAGACTTTATCAAGGAGGGGTAGAAAAAACACATCAAGAAACTGTTACTCAGACAGAAACAATTGATTTAACTATAGGAGCAGATTGTAATCTAACTTGTTCATACTGCTGCAAAGAATACAGCAATGCGTGGAGGAGAGACGTTATTAATAATGGCAATTATAATCTTACAGACTCACAAGATGATAGATATCAAGGTAATATTAAAGATAAAACTTTGTTAAAAATTAGTCAGTCAAAATTAAAAAATACAAAACATTATCAAATTTTACTAAAAGAAATAGAACTAGCTTCATCAAAATTAAAAAAATTAATAGTAACTGGAGGTGAACCATTATTAGACAATGCTCTTATAGATGTTTTAGAAAAAATAAATCTACCTTCCTCAACACAGATAGAATTGTATACAGGATTAGGTGTTAGCAATTCTAGATTTATGGGCATGCTCGAAAAATTAAAAAAAGTAAAAAATCTTTTGATAAAAGTTAGCTCGGAGAATATAGAAGAATTGTTAGAGTTTAATAGATACGGGATAAAATGGGTAGAATTTTCCGATAAGATTGATATATTAAAAAAAGAAAAAATTAATTTTGAGTTTCATTCAACGTTGTCAAATCTTACAATATTTGGATTTAAAAAATTTTATGAGCTATTTAAATCGCATAAAATAGTTGTAACGTTTGCTTATCAACCTAGAATGATGAGTCCACATATTATTGATAAAAATAGTAAAGCATTAATCGAACAGGATCTATTAACATTACCAAAAGATGTTTATGAGCCTATATTAAGATCAATAAAGAAAGAACCCAACGAAATGGAAAGGCAAAATATTAAAGAATTCTTATACGAATTTACAAAAAGACGTAAAGATATTGATTTAACGGTATTTCCAAAAACATTTTTAGAGTGGATTCAAATAGAAAATGTGTTATAATTGTATAAAGAAATAAAAATTTATGGCTGATTATACTTTTGATGTACAGAAATTATATTTAGAAATGATGCTGGCAGATGCAGAGTCATTTGCACGAGCACAGAATATATTTGACAGTAATAATTTTGATAGAAAATTAATGCCTGTTGCTAAATTTATTAAAGAGTATGCTGAACAATATAAAGTATTGCCAGAAGTGGATCAAGTCAATGCTAAATTTGATATTAAATTAAAAACAGCCAAAGACCTTAACCCTTCTCATTTCGCTTGGTTGTTAGATGAGTTTGAAACATTTTCTCGACACAAAGCATTAGAGCGAGCCATTCTAGAATCTGCAGATTTATTAGAGCACGGTGATTATGCTCCAGTAGAAGATAAGATTAAGGCAGCTGTCAACATTGGATTGACTCGAGACATAGGCACAGATTACTTCGAAGATCCTCGAGGTAGATTAGAACGATTAAAAAACTCTAATGGACAAATCAGCACAGGCTGGCCCAGCATCGACAAGAAATTGTTTGGAGGATTTAATCGCGGTGAGTTAAACATATTTGCAGGAGGATCGGGTGCAGGTAAATCTTTATTCTTACAAAATCTAGCAGTTAACTGGGCTACTGCTGGTTTGAATTGTTGTTATATTAGTTTTGAATTAAGTGAAATGTTAGTGGCAATGAGATTAGATGCAATGATTACTAATATCCCTACAAGAAAAATATTTCCTGAAATTGCAAATGTTGAAATGAAAATTAAATTACTTGCTAAAAAGTCAGGCAATCTACAAATTAAATATTTGCCGTCGGGTAGCACAGTATTAGATATCAAAACATATCTAAAAGAATTAGAAATTAAATCTAAAAAGAAAATAGATTGTATATTGATCGATTATCTTGATCTTATGATGCCAAAGAGTAAAAAAGTATCACCTGCTGATTTGTTTATTAAAGACAAGTATGTATCAGAGGAGTTGAGAAATTTAGCTGTAGAATCACAAATGTTGATGGCCACAGCATCGCAATTGAATAGAGCATCTGTAGAGGAAATTGAGTTTGATCACAGTCACATAGCAGGTGGCTTGTCTAAAGTACAAACAGCAGACAACGTGTTTGGTATATTCACTAGCCGAGCAATGAAAGAGCGTGGCAGATATCAATTACAGTTTATGAAAACTAGAAGTTCTAGTGGTGTAGGACAGAAAGTGGATTTAGAGTTTGATTTGGATACTTTAAGAATTAGAGATTTACCAGAAGATACTGAGCAGTATCAATTTAAAAAACAGACATCCACTGTGTATGATTCGTTAAAACAAAAAAGTAAAATATCTGGAGATGGCACTGCCACTGATGCTCGCACAGAATTAGATCCTACTAAAGGAGAAGAAGTGGGTAAAATTAGAGCCACGGTAGAAGGCAGCAAATTAAGACAACTGCTTAACGACCTACATTCAGACGAAGAACAATAAGCGCAGCGTCAGCGCATTTTTTAAAAACAAGCGACAGCGTAAGTTAGCGTGCAAAGATTTTGACCTCGACCGTCTTTTGGAATAATTAAACATGCAGCGCCATTCATCATGACGCCGGAGAAAAACGACGCTTAGGATGAGATCCTTTTACCAATCTAATAGATTGTAACGCCGTCCGTACAAAGCAATTGGTAAAGTTGCTCAGCATAAAATTAAATTTATACATTTATAGGTTGCAATATTGATACAATCTATAGTATAATCACGTTTCTTGCTTTGCGCAAGAATTAAAGGAGAAAACAAAA